TCCCCAGGATTATAAATCTGGTACTCGCTTTGCAGAATGTCATCAAGCGGCGTATCACCCTCTTTAACGTCCTCGACCACATACTGACCGACACCGAAACAAAATATCTCACGGAAAACCCGCTGATTGTTTACGTACTCAAAATAAGACGGCTGAATAAAATCAGGGAAGCTGATAACCTGCCCGGCTATATCCGGTATAGCTTGGCGCGGCCTGAAATTGTTTGAGGCGCTGTTTAGTTGATTGTTGCCATCCCGCCCCTCTGCATCGACTTGCCCTGGCGTTTTCGGCTTTGGAGCAAGGGCGATGGTTAAAGCCGCTGCGCCGATGGCAACAATGGCGATAATTGCCAGCGTGAAAGGGTCAACGCCCTGCGGCCTGAATCGTATCGTCACATTGTCAAACTGGCCGATTTTAATAGCAGATGCCTTGCAGCAATTCTCCACACTCATTGTTTCAGTGTTGACGATCTCGCTGCCATTTAACACGACCTGCATATGCAAGCCTTGCGATCCCTCAGCGAGATTATCTAAAAGCCACTCGGCAAAGTTCGTTTCGCCTTTAAGATAATAGGTTTCCGGCGCTTTAATCCCTGCCGGATCACGATAAACAACGATATTAGCCATTGGTCGGCCTCATATAAAACTTAATTCTGCCAGCGTAGCGAGTTAATAAGGCCCGGATTGGCTCGGCTGCAACCTGTCCTTTGCCGTCTTTTCCTGCTGCGTGAATGGCGTGCAATCCGGCTTTATGCACGTTAAGCACTCGACCTACGTGAACCATGTCGCCATTAGATAAAAAGATGCAAAACACTGCGCCGTCTTGCGGATTATCCCACTCCGGCCAGCCGTATTTATCGCGCACTGGTGAGCCGATAACCTCAATAGGCTCTCCAGTCTCATACCCAGTTACATCAGGCAGCTCTACGCCGTTAATGCGCCGGAATGAGTCAATAACAAGCCCCCAGCAATCGAAGCTATCAGGGCCGGAAGCGCGATCAACCCAAGGTTTGCCAACTACTGCGTTTATCCAGTCTATGTTTGTCATCATAATGCTTCTGCCAGTCCGGGAAATCTGTCCGATGTATAAAACTCGCTTACACTCCTGTCAGCAGGGTTTGATTGCTCTGCCCGGATCACTGCGCCGTCATTAGTCAGTGTAACAGTCGATAGATAGAGCCGCAAAACGAAAACCGGTGCGCCTAATTGCCCACCGATGTACTCCCGCAAAATAACCTCTCCTGTCAGCGCTCTATCAGCGCCGCGAATTTGCTTTAAGTGTTGCTTTACTTGCGAACCAACTCGGCCCAATTGAATATCAGCATACACGTTCGGCTGCCCTTGGTCTGGCTTGCCAAAGCTAAAAGCTCCGCCGACAAACTCAACCGATTGCCCGGCATTTCTTGGCGCGTCAGATTCAAGCGTGAAACTAAGCGGATCAATCCTGCCGTCAACGTAACGCAAAACGCCGATAGTCGGGTGGTAAATCTCAAGCGTTTTATAATATCGGACAAGGTCTTTTCGGCTGTAAAACTCGGCCAGTGTTGTCATATTCTGTTGCCCGCCGTTGTTGTGTTAGTGATGGCATTATGCACCTTTCCGCGCTGCTGAATATCTGCAACGATGATTTCTATCATCTGCGCACCGTCAGGCCCCTGGCTGCGTTTTTCTTCAACCTTGGTTCCTGATGCGTTGTTAATCACGTTCACAGTGACATTAGATCCGCCAGCCCGCCCCATATCTTTATTGCTGACAACCTCGCCGCGGCTACCGGGCAATAAATACTGTTTGCCGCCTGACATTAATAGCTCTGGCCTGCCGTCCTCTGTTACCGGATAAATCATGCCTGGGCGAACTGGCCCGCCGTTTAATCTCCCGCCGCCAAGAGCTAAACCTTGAGATAAGGCAACGGTTGAGGCTATACCAGCCGACGCTGGCGCAGCGTTAGCACCAAAGCTCGCGAGTGAAGCGAGTGCCGCTGGCGTTGCGTAAGCTGCGCCTAATGCTGCCGCTGTTGCCGCTCCGGTTGCTGTTGCTGCTTTCTGCCCGATTGCTGCCGTGACAGCCATTTTAATCAGTGCGCCGATAGCAGTCGTTAGAATGGATTGAGCCAGCCCTCTAATTGCATCTTTTCCGCTCATGGCCCCTGTAGCTACAGCAGCAAATGCGCCGATAGCCTGATTTTGGAATGTATCAAGGTTAAATCCAACGCTATCTAACTGCTCTTTCAGTGACGCGGTGCCTTGCTGATTAATCTGATTAATTTGCTCCTGCGTCTGCTGCTCAAGCAGTAATTTTCTGTCTGCGTATTCCTGTCTTGTGATCAGCTCCATTTCCAAGGCAGTTTGCAGTAAAAGCTGCTGTTGCATATAGCTGTCAGCCAATCGAGTAAGCTCGGCTTGCTGGTCTGTAACTCCGGCAAATCTTACATCGCTACCGACTTTTTGTTTTGCTTTGTCAGCCTCCTGCTGCTGTTGCTGCTCAAACAATCTTTGCTGTGCATCAACTAAAGACTGTATTTCCGCTGCCGATTTCCCAGCCGCAGCGCCAGTTTCACGGATGCGCTGAATCATTAGCGCGTTAGATGCCTCCGCGCTTTCTGCTTTTGCTGATTGCGTTTCGATTGATTTTGCGTAGTTGTCCCAAGCGGTTTTTGCCTGAGTTATAGCCTGCTGCTGCTCCCTCGTCCTTTGGGTTAGCAGTTCTTGCGCCTCAATTCTTTCAAAATACTGATCGATTTCAGCTAATGCTTTATTCAGGTCTATTGTTGAATCTTTTGCTGCTAACTGCTCAGCTGTATAGATTGCAACTTGCTTTGCTGTCATGCCCGCCGTGTCAGCCTGGGCTTTAATAGATGATAGCAGCCCATCCATTTGAGTCTTAAACCCAGCGGCAGCAGATTGAGACTGAGCTAAAAATTCAGGGAAATTGGCAAGCGCCTTGTTGAGCATCTCCTGCGCTTCCGCTGCGCTATTTGCTTGAGCTATAATCCCTGCGAGGTCGTTATAAAGCCGCTTTATGCCGTCACTTGCCTTGCCGTCATTTACCGCTGCTGCTATTTGCTCTTGCAGCCGATTAAACGCCTCTGGAGTTGGCGCGTTAGCCACCTGAGATAGCGTTACAAGCATATCCCTGCCTGCTTGCTGCGCTTGCTGCCCTGTATAGCCAAGCTCTTTTCCAAGCTCCATAGAGGTCTTTAAAAAGCCCTCTGTGTTGTCGTGTGCGTATCGAACTCTGTTTGTGTAGTCACCAATTGATGATAGGCCAAACCCAGCATCAAGAGCGTCAAAAGTATCAACAGCAGCCGCTCCAGCTTGCTTTAGTGCGTCCTGTACATCGAGCATAGCGGTTGCTATCCTCGCTCTTGCTGCGGCCTCGCTTACTTTCGCAAGCTCTCTAATCTCCTCGGATAAAACCAAAACGCCATCATCTGTTTTGGTGACAACTTTATCCAAATTGATCATCGCCTTTTCAAGCGCTTCTGTTGCGTTTGTGCTATCGAATAAAGACGGGATAAGCATTCCTGCAATTGATGCAGATATACCAACAATAGCACCCAATAGCGGAGCGCCAAGCATAAAGCCCAAGTCAGCGCCTTGCTGTGACAGCGCAACCATAGGGCTAACTCCGCCCTGAATCTGTCCGACAAATTGCTGAATTTGAATACCAGCTTGACCGGCAGAGCGGCCAACGCCAGCCAGCGCGTTAGTTACGCCTTTTGCTGATGTGCTAACCTGAGTATTCATTCTTTCTGCTGATGCGCCTATGCGCTGCATATCTGCACCAATGGCGGTAGCGGATGATTTAACCGCTCGCCGCCCTTGAATTAGGCCGTCAGTTCTGGCTTCAATGTCGTAATAGATGCCGCCTACACTTTCAGCCATGTGTTACCCCTTGAGCTTTTGCTTGTTCTTTAAAAATGCCTGATAACCGTCAAGCAGCTTATCGCGTTCTTCATCGTCAATCGGTGGCGGCCTATCGCCCCAATTCTTGCGGTTTCGGTGTTCACACAGCCGCTGAAATTCTGTCATTGTGCTATTCCAGGCATCTTGTGAGCTAAGGCCAAATTCATCTATCAGGATTGCTACAAACTCAGCCGGATCAAATGGCCGCTGTTCTTCCTGTGCCATTTTCTTTTTTGCTTGCCGGGTCAGCTTTTCCTTTGGCTCGCCATAAACGCCCCACTTAATACAGTGGTGCGCCAAAATGACAACGTCCTCATAGGGTAATTTTCCAGCTTTCCAGCGTAACCCATTCTTTACGCTTGGCACTATCTGTCCGATAGAGTCAAAGGTTAAATCTGAGCAGGCGTCCAGCATATTACCGCAACAGGCTATATCAGTTGGCTTTGGCACCAATCCAGATAGCAGCACCTGATAGGCGTTGCAAATGGCATTGATTGAATACTCTAAATCTTCGCTATTGCCCACTGATTGCAATGCGCGAAAGGATGGGCGCAACAAATGCTGCGCCTCCCCGATGTAGATCACAGCTTCACCTATCGAGGTGTTTACGTGAGCCACGGCATGCTCCATTAGATCGGAGGTGGCACGACTGGAGCTGGCACGGCTGTTACAACTGGATCACCTTGAGCGCCAGCAGTCAGATCATAAGTCACTTCGGCGTTATAGCTTGCTGACTTACGGAATGATTGCAGCGTTACCGGGTAATCCTTGGTTTCACCAGCACCGGCATCACGCGGCTCAAAAATGCGCAGCCAAGCGTAAGGCTGACCATTCATTTCTGCTGGCGGGTTTTCGATGTGATCTTCAACTAAACGCTGAAACGCCGAGTCAATCAAAAATAAACCGGTGATTTCAATGTTGTTGTTCTTAAACGTAACCAAGCTGGTAGAAGTGTTGCCAGTACCACGGGCAGTAGTATCGGCGGTTTCCCACTCCGGGCCAAAGGTTAGGTCGCGTGTTGCTGCCAATGCGGTAAAATTCGCATCAAGCGGCGGTGTGGTTGAATCTTCCAGCGCAAGGAAGATGCCGAAGCTCTTACCTACTGCTGCCTTGTTTTCAAAAGCCATATTTATATCCTCTTAGCTAAGGTTGGTTTATCCCGATACGCCGGTTGATCGGCGCACCTGAATGTTGAGTGGCACAGCCCAGCGCCCCTGGCCGTCTTTTAGCGGTGCGCCGGTTGAGCCTAAAATCTGAATATCGTAAATTCTACCGCTGACAAAATTAGTATGAAAAAAGTCCTCAAGCGCTTGGCAAGCGTTTAGCGTGCTAATCATGTCCTGTTGACTGCCCTGGGCCTTGCTGAAAAACCAGATATCGACAGTCTGCTGAGCAATATCTTTATCTGCCGATCCGGACTGATTACGGATTAGCAAGCAAGGTTGCGACAGGTTTTTAAACGGGGCCAAATCATCATCACGCCAAAGAGATATTGGCAAGCCGGTTTCATCGCCAACGATTGCGGTTATGTCTTGCAGTATTGTGGTCATAATTTAAGGTCGCCTAACATGATTCGCCTGACTGTCACTTTTGTTTCCTCACCAGCAGCAGATAGATAGCCTGGTTTAGCGCGACTGTTCCAGCTCGGACCTGATTTAAGCTCCGGCGGTCTAGGACTCCAGTCCGTACGCTCGTGCAGTGGTAAAGCGTAATCAGCGGTGTATCCGATTCTGGCGAAATAACCGCCAGCGCCATTGTCGCGCACCTCGCGGTATTGGCTATTGGCCAATAAACCATACTCGGTTGGCGTGTACTCGATCGCTTTATTACCGACAACTATGGCGGCAGCAGTAAGCGCCCGCTCAATCTTGCGCGGTATTGTTTGCGTAAAAACCTCAGCGCTTCGCCGATTTATCTCGGCAATCTGACGCTTTACATCTGATGCTGTTTTTGCCATAGCTGCGACCTGTAAAGTAATAGATACAGTTTAGCACCAGCCAGGCTTATTGGGTAGTGGCAAGAAAAAGCCGCAATTAAGCGGCCAGTATTACAGATATCTTGTCCTTAGCGCGTTAGCCACTCTAGGGTCTGCCTGCATTTCAGCTAATTGCAAAGCTAATTCGTGCTTTCGTCTTTTCCATGCTAAATGAGCGGATTCCTGCGTTTTGTGCTGGCCCAGATAATCGCATTTCTTTGTTATTGGGTTGCGGCACTGAGCTTGAAAAGATCCGTTCCTTCTGTGCCAAGTAACGCCAAGCAAAAAATTGCCCCTTTTAATTCCGCCCTCAACTATAAAATTATTTAAACATTTACTAATAAATGCACAGTTTTTTTCAGAATATATTCTATTGCCTTTAGTAATTAAATCTTTATCAAGCTCTTTCCCTTGCCAGTCTTGTTTTTCCATCCACGCCTTAAAATTACTAAACAATAACCACTCCCTGCAAACTTGGCAGTCTTTGTATGAAGGTTTTCTTGATATATACTTTATGCCATAGCACCTGTTTAGCATGCTTTTCCATGTTGAGTAGAATGGACAAGTAACTCTTTTTCCTTTAAATATTCCGCAAACAACATAATCAGCATCATTAATAGCCACACCAAGGATTATCTTTTTGTTACCATGCATGATCATCACCATAAATTAAACCCCTGCGATGTTAGTGCGGACTGTAGCTAGTCACCATCGCAAGGGTTCAAAAATTTGCTACCTGTTTTATTCCGTTTTTGGCGGTCAATCAACTTGGGCACTACTCCTTGCTGATTTCGTGATCATACATCAAATATTAATTGTTGCAACCAAAAGCGCCAGCGCCTCTCAACTCTCTAATAAGGGAGCTTGCCAAGTCAGCAGCGGATTCTGCAATTCCATCAATTAAGGCTTCTACCTTGTCGCCAGTTGGATTAGCCAATTCAGACGCTGAAATCTGCAAATGAACGTCCCTAACATGGCTAATCAAAATCGACTTCTCAGCCTCGCTGAATTTAGGCAAATCTTTCTGGCTGACTTGCGCCGGAATTATCGTGCCATCTTTAAGCCCAATATCAACCGGGCAGCTAAAGCTAGACCAGCCAATGCCTTGTTTTAGCACCTGCCATTCGCCGCCCTGATTACGGTATGTGTTGCCGTTTTTGTCTGTGTAGGTCATTGCTTCACCTGTTCAGTTAAATAGTCCTCTACCTGTTGCAATAGCAAAGTATCAGCTATGCAAGCTAGGTATTTTTTACAACCCCGCCAATGCTCAAGAGCCGCCGCTGGCTCTGTGCTGCGCTCAAGTAGCTCAGCCAGGTAAGCCGTGGCGAATTTGTCTTGATACATCGCAGCCAGCTTGAATAGCTCTGCCATTGTTTTTAAATAGGCTTTCATTCCTTGCTGTCCTTTCTTGTCACCCGCTTGGCAATAGGCGCATAAACTACGCCATTAATCACCACTGCGCCCCGATTCTTTAGGCGGTACAAAACCGCCTCGCTAAAGTCTAACTTCTCGGCGACTGATTTAAGGCCGTGTTTTTTGATGTAATCGGTTAGTGTTTGCATTGTTAATCCTTAGCCTGCCAGCGTAGTTGGTTTAATCACAAGTTGAATACCTTGCTTTGCTTAAAAGCTCTAAGTGTTCGTCTTTTGCGTAAACAAAGGAGTTATGTAATACCGGTTGATCTTTTCTTAAAAGATTAGATTCACCTGCAACGCAACTGATTAATGAAGCATATTTAACCCACGGCGCAACATAAATCCCGCCAAGCCTACAGTTATTAATTCTTGTCCTTGATCCAGTCACAACAAAATCAAGGTCACAGTCTGCATACTCAATAAAGCCATCCCCTTGCAGCGTTATACCTTTCTTTGCACACAAATACTCTTTGGCAAATTGCTCGCTCGCCTCTCTCAAATGCTCCATTTCTTCCAAATGGCGCAATCTTGTCATACCACCAAGCATTTTTATTAAAAAATTTCTCATTGCTCACCTGCCTTAGTCATTTTCATAAGGGTTTCGTTTAGAAGCTTTATAAAATCATCATCGGATAATTGGTAATTTCCAACCCACCAAGTGCCGCGCATCCCGTAAGGAGAGCCTAGCACTAGACAACTTTTCATGCCGAGCAAAATCCTTATAGCGCTTGAATTATCATCGCTGTGAAAACAAGCCACCAAATACCCACCATTTACAGGTATGGCATACGAATTACTGCCAAAAACCTTTCTGTGCGCGTGACGTCTTTTGTTACACTTTAAAATCCTCTGGGGGATTATTTGGCCGCGTTTAAAAAACTCACCTCGGCGCTGTATATCTTCGATGCTATTAAAATTGTTATAGGTAGCCATCACTCCCCCTTAGCCTGCTGGCGTAGTTGGTTGGCGCATTCTCTAGCGTAGATGACCGACTTTGCGTAGGGGTGAAAATTGTGAAACTCAATAAGTTCGTCTGCAAAGTCATCAACAGCCTGCGCTTTGATTTCTGCTAGGCATTGGGCTGGAGTTGTGTCGAGCCTGTTTTGTAGCTGCTGCATAACAAACATCGGATCAGCGCAAACTTTATCTTTACGCTTTATTGCAAAATGAATTGCGTCATTGGCAAATTCACGCAACTGCTCAACCTGCGCTTTTAACTCAGCGGTTGCTACACGCTCAAGCGCTGCTGCAAATTCAAAGACATACGGATTTAAACCCATTGTGCCATCCGGCTGCTCTTTAAGTTTAAAACCATTGGTCAGTGCCAGTTCTTTGATTTTTTCTTTATCAAACATCTTATTTCACCTCTCGCTGTCTTAGTTGGCCAGCATTGATTCCGGTGATGGCATGAGCGACTTGAGCCATATTTTCAATGTCGGCTTTATATCCCATACAAATCTCACCCTCGGCGCTGTTATAGATAAGTTCCAGGAGGTCATTAATTTGGGATTTTAATCCACGTATTTTTTCAGCTTGCTTAAAATTTCGATCTATTACGGATACCCGTTGCCGCATTCTTAGGTGCGCTCTTTCACAAAGAGCGTGTATCTCAAGGTTATCGGTTAAGCATTTGACTCTAACAAATTCATCTAACAACAAATCGTTTTGGTCTGTTGATAGTGTTAATTCTTTCTGCAACTGCTCAACCTGAACCCTCAACCCATCAATCTCCACCTGAGCATCATGCGCCAATTCTTCCATGCGCTCAGCGATATTGGTTAACCGTACACAGGTTTCATATGGCACGCCTGGTGCCCGCTCAAGCCTGTCAGCGTGTTCTGCTAGTGCTGCGGATAGTTGTTTTAGTTCTTTCATTTGGTGCGCTCCAGTTCTGCTAAAAGTGCGTCTGCCATTGCTAAAGCATCCTTTGCCATTTCATAAAACCTTGAATACTCGGCCGCGCTTGATGCTAAGCCCTGCATCGCCAATCCTGCGAAATATTCGCGCTTGGTTAGGCCCAAATGAGTTTCTGGCGCAAACTGTCCGCGTCCATCAATATCAATCGGCATAGCCGGAAAATCTGCATTTTTCATTTATCACCCCAAAAACTTAATCATCGGCATAATTTCGTCAATCTTGGCTTGCAGGTTGTCTGCTGTAAGCTCGATTGGCTTGCCACTCACTGCATCTTCACCAACAACGGTAAAGTCCAGATAAAAGACGTTGTACGCCACATTTAAAACAGCGTGGCGCTTACCAGGCTCTAGCGGGTACTGCTCGCAGTTGAAGCGGTAGGTCAGGGAATAAAGCAAACCCAAAAGGTCGCTGACTTGTTGATCGTGCTGCATGGTTAATCTCCGTATTGAGGCGTAATTGCCTTGTGCTAAATAGTAGTTTAGTTGGTTATTTAGTGCAAGCTATTTAGCAAATAAAACCGAAATTATTTTTAGCCTGGTTGTTTTTAATCAATAGCATCTATATGACCGTATGTCATGGATGTGAGCCAGACTTACAATCTTAATACTACAATGCCATATCAGTATCAGTTGCCTATTCAAGTTCCAATTTTGGTCGGCCAAACCATATCACCATGACGAAAGTCTGTTTATCCCCGGTCAAAGGTCGTATTTGCATTGAGGCGCATAAGCGCTAGTTCAAATTATTCGGGTTTAGTTTTGCTGGTAATACCCGCCAAAAAGACAGGTTATCAGGAGAGAAATTGGACGAAATGAAAAATGGTTTAGTGGTGCATTCGGGGGAATCCGACTAAGCTGTAAATCCAATTTAAAACAAAGCCAGCAAATGCACTACTAAACCATCTATCATCAAGTCCCCACCTGATAACAACTTAATGATACCAGAGCGGGGAATTTATGCAAATTAAAACTTGTTCTGCGAATTAATCATCTCAACTACGGACATTGCCGACATGAACCCGCGCTCCCACTCTTTTGGGATCGTTCGCTTCTTATCTCGCATTCCACTCAGGATCTCATTAAGCAGCGCCTCCCTTGCTTGCTTGACTTGCTCCTTTGCGCTAACTCTCTTTGGTTTTGGCGCGGCGTGCCTCGCTTTGAATGACGCCATAAATTCTTTTGCTGTTGTCATTTGAAAGAACTCCAATCTGGCGGGTTTCCCCGCCGCCTTGTTAGATGATGATAATGCCTTTTGCTGCAAATTCGGCTTGGATTTCTTTAAACTCTTTTTCTGCCTCTGCTGCCCACTCTTCGTTAGTGTGTTCCATCATTTCGCGCAGGTATTCGATGTGCATCTGAGTTAATCTGTTCATGTTGTATCTCCGTATTTCAGTTGGTTTGTGCGTTTCAATGAGATAATTATATACTATTTAGCTAGTGATGCAATACTAATTAGTAAAATAATTAAATTATTTTCACCACCAGGAATTGCTGATTAACTCAGAATCGCCCGCGAGCCGATAAGCAAGCCTTTTGCACCGGTTGCCGTAGCCGAATGTTTTGTTTGCTGCTTTAACAGGCGGTGAGCCGTCAACGTAGTCCACCGCATCACGATAAAAGCTCATGCCACAGCAGTAGATTTTAGACGCGCCCATCTGGTTAGCCGCCCATATAGCCAGGATGCCGGAATTGATAGGGTGAAATCCTAGTTTTTTGATGTGATAGTCCGACCCGGGTAGAGGTGAGATAATTGGAGTTTTGGATATTGCCCTGATTAGCCCGGGCGCAATGACGTCAAAACAAACCGCAAAATGACCAGGGTAAAACTTTAGACTGTGGTGATTGACCGCCAAAACAACTGAATCACCCGGGCAGCTTTTGAAATCGTCATGCAGTGATATACCCCCACCCATAACAACAAAGTTTCTACCCGGGCAAGTGCCGCGCAACCCATCAAAGCTAAGCTGTGACAATCTCAAATTCAACCGGATCACCAGGGAACGCACTGCCAGAGTCAACGCTGCGAACGGTTTCAGCATTCGCCGGTGGCGTTGCTGATGCGATATTACCCGGTAAAATCCTGGCACCTTTTGGCGCTGCGGTTAGCGAGTAGTAAACCGAGCGAGGGATGAATTCCGCGCCAGTGTCGTCTTTTCGAGTCTCGTTAGTACTCTGCCACTCCGCCTTGATTTCCGAGCGAACCCAAGTTTCAGTCGGTGGATTAAATGGCCCTGAGCCGCCGGTAAGCGTCAGAGTCCATACGGTAGCTGTTTCGGTATAGCCAAAAGACATTAGCATCTACCTTTTTTAGGATTGACTGACACAGCAAAGCGCTTATTGCTATCAACAACAGCCCGCAAGCACTCGGCAGCGCCTGACATATTGAGCAGGTATTGCCCGTAAGTAGTTGAGCCTAAGCCGGTGCCAGTCATTTCTTTATAGCTTCTCTGCGCACCTGTGCGTGTTGTCTCGCTCGTAATCTGCCCGCCGCTGGTGCCTTGCGTCATGTGGGCGAATAGATAGGATAAAGCCTGGTTAACTTCGTTTTCTGGATAATTATCAAGACAGGCCTGAGCCTTGTCGATAATCGGAGACAGAAAGAAATCAACCTGAGACTGAGTCGCGTCAGGTCGCAATATCTGGACAGCGGTTAGCAAAGACATGGGCAAGCTCCGTTATTTGTTACAGGTGATTATAGCACCGTTTTGTCGGCAAATAAAAAGCCCGGACAGTGCCGGGCTAGTTTGTTTCTTTGGGTTACTCTTTCTTAGCTCTTGGCTTGCGAGGCGTTGCCACCTCTAAAACTTTCTCGGCTGCATCTTCCTTTTGTTCAGCCGATTCCAGCTTACGCCATGCAGAGCCGGGGCAAGCATCAAAGCTGGCAACGTCACCAACTTCGACAAGCTCGCCGCCTGCGACAAAGTGCTTTACCACGCATTGATACTTAGCCATTTGTCACCTCAAAGATTAAAATGCCCGCGCGTATAAAACGCCAGAGCGACCAGCAGCGTCAGCTTTAATCAGTAAGCCAGCAGCGCCCCAAGTAACAAAGTTGAACGGGTGGTTATACATCTGGCGCACTACCGGCTGAGTGTTAACAGCCATGCCAGACTGAATCTGGATGTACTGGTCACTGTTAGCCCACGCTAAGAACTGGTTGCCGGTTAACTGATTGCCGTTTGTTTTCACAATATCAGCAACGCCAGGGATGCGTTTTAATGCTGATAAAATGGTTTCAAAGCTGGTGTCAGTAGTACCACGGCGCAGAGCGTTGAACCAAATTTGCGAACTGAAAGCAAACGTGATATCCATTTCCACGTTGTTTGATGCGCCTTGCAACGCACTTAACGCAGCGATGATTGCTTTCTCAAAGTCCGCATAAGTTGCAGCCGGTGAAGTCAAATCCACGTTAACACCAGCAGCACCTAATTGCAGGCTCTGAGTGTTAGGGCTGTTCTTCATGCCGAAAGCCTGGGTGTTTTTGTACTTTAAGCCAGCAACGCCGTTAAAAACGTGATTGTTGATGCTACGCAGTACAGCACGGACAGAGTTGGCTTGATCGTCTTGCAGTGCATCAAAATCTTCTGAGCGCATTGCCTCGACTTCGCGCCACTGACGGCCAAAAGCATCATCGTGAATTAACACTAATGAGCCATCATACTCATAAGCGGCACGATCCAACTTATGCGCGGCACGGCCTGAAATGGTCGCCTGAGCAGAGCCAGAATCGCTCGCTTGAGCATATTCAGCAACGATTTTACCAACTGGCAGTGAGCGAACGGGCAGCATTGAAACAACGCTCGAACCCTCGTCGCCAGCCATAACGCGCTTAATAGTGCGGTCAAAGTCGCGGAATGTATCAGCAGGGATACGCGCAGCCAGGTTTACGTGCATCTGGCCGGTGCGATCTGCTAAATACTGCTCGTTGTTGGCCCACATTTCGCGGTTCGCGATAATGGCCTTGTGCTGCGCCGCAGCGTTGCCACTGTTTGCAACAATGGTCTTGTCTAAATATAAAGGCATCTTATTCGCTCCTTATGCTACGCGAACACGGATAAAGCCATCACTACCAGTAGTGGTAACGGCTTCATCAGCATAAACAATCGCTGGGTTAACGCCCTGAGCAACCAGCAGACCTGATGCGTTAGTGGTTAAACCTGCACCGGCTGCAATGGCCTGTGATGCAGCAAGACGCACGTTGTAATACTCACCCGATTTCGGCCGGTACAACTGAACAGTGTCATCAGCGGCATAGGCATCAGCCAGATCGCCTAAAATGTTGTTGCCAACAATGAAAAATTCACCAGCAACAGCTGCGCCAGCGGCAGCGGCTTCACCACTTGAACGGATGGCAACAGTGCCAGGTAAGATGCTTGCGGCTGCTGGCAGCTCTAAAACATCTTCTTTAAACTCGGCTGGGCCGCAATAAACTCGATTAGTCATAATCTCGCCCCTTATTCTGGCAGATCATCAAAGGCAACTTTAGCGCCTTGATCTGAGTTAACTTGACCACCAGCAACGCCGAAGCTGTGCTTCTTAACTTTGCTATTAGCCGCCATCTTGCGAAGTGTGGCAACCGGTACAGCGGCCAAATCTTCTACGGTAAAATCTTTGCTGTTCGCGGTGATTTCAGCGGTTAAGCTGTCACGCTCAGCTTTTTCTGCTTTCAGAGCATTAGCAGCTAAAACAGCCTGCACTTTCTCTTCAATCAGCTTTTCAATGTCTGCGTTCACTTCCAGTTCACCGGGCTGGCTTTGCTCGCCCTTAGCTGCTGGTTGTTCGGCGGCATTGCCTTTGATCTTGGCTTTGTACGCTTTCAGGATGTCAGCATCTGACATATCTTCATTGTACGCATCGCCAAGCTCATCAATCATAGATTTTTTTAAATCCATGCTATTGCCCTCTTGGTTAGTGTTGACGCTATCAGCGCCGGTTGGTTTTTCAGCCTCGCCGTGAACGGCTAAACTGTTGAAAAATGCGTCCATGTGCGCTTTAAGTTTATCAAGCATTGTGCGCTCCATGTTAGGTGATAATGCGGTGTTTACTTGTAATTGCTGGCCGTTGCGGTTTACTTGTTTAATCAGGTTTTTACTAACAAACAAGCCCACACCGTCCTCCGGTGTAGCCGCGCCATCCTCATAAAGAAGTACCGCATCGTGATCCGCTGTTATATTGCGGGCAATACCATAATACTCTTTGCCATTCTTAACGCCGGAGGTGTATTCGATTTCTAAAAGCAATCCGGTAGAGCTATGTATGGGCTGGCGCTTAGCAACAGCATCAAGTACCGCTCGGCCCCTTTCTGTCTGCTGCGCCACTTTGACGTTAATATGCTTTTCTAAGTAAATGCGGTGCCCGTACTTCGGATCAACTACGCGCTGAACATTCTTGTTAACTATGCCCGCGTGAAAATAGTCGATAGCCATTGCATCAGTTGCGCTGATATATTCGCCGTCTGGCGTTACCGGGTGTCCTACTGGTGCCAGGGTGTTTTCCAGCGTCTGATATGAGCTTGCGATCTCATCTTCTGGGTATAGCAAGCCGTTCATTACGCATCCTGACGGCAGGGTGTAACTAGGAATGACTAACACCTCATCGCCAAACTCGTTTTTGATTTTACGAATTTCGGATGAGTTTACTTTGTTTTGGATAAATACAGCTTGCTTAGTCATTTAAAAACCCTTGCAATTTAACCAGTAGTTTAGATTAGACAGCGCCAGCCGTCAACAATGCTTTACAGCGTCAACCTTTTGTCATTATAAACGCAACCGCCGCTTTATCTTCTTTCGTTTCTTTTCTTTCCCCAAGGATCTCACCATCCTGAGTAATTACGACCGATTGCTGAAGGCATAAGCAATTAACGGAACCTATCTTTGCATAAGTCTCTGCCACTTCCTCAATTTCCATTATCTTCAAATGTTGCGCTGCATGACTTGGCCGGGTAGTTGGCGCAAGCTGACTG